GTCTGTTCCGTGATATTTTCGCATATACTCCTGCCTTTCTGCCGGCAGAGCTTCAAACTCCGCCTTTTTTTCACAAAAATACTGATAATACGATTCACGGCTGGTTTGTTCTTCGATCGTTTTCTCTCTGCCTTCGTATTTTTCCTGAAGGTTATAATATCCGAACCGCCCATTGTTTTTCACTTTGGAAAGATTGCCAAGGTTTACAAGGTGTTTCTTCCAAAACTCATCTTGTAGTCCCCATTTGAGCATCTTATCCAAGTCCTTCAGCTTTACCCCGTGCTGTGTGGTGAGTTCATGTAAAGCCTCTAAAGACTCAGTTTGAACTTTATAGGAGTCTATCCCTGTTTTCTCTTCAAAAAGTTCTTTAATCTCTCTCCTATGGTTTTCAAAAAAGTCCGTTATCTCTTGAGAAAACATATTTTCTTCTGGTGGGGGGTAGGGGGGAGGGGTTTCACTTACACTGTCACTTACACTGTCACTTACACTTACACTTACACTTACAGGTTTTGTAGGTTTGGTTAGGTTATTATTAAACCTATTAGGTTCTTTAGGTTTAGTTAGGTTTTTCTTGGTTTTAGGTCGTCCTCCTTTTTTCCCGTTTTCTCTTCTGCGTTTTGCTCCTGCCTCCCATTTTTCTTTGTCCCGGTCGAAAACGATTTTAAAAAAACGAAAGGCCATTTTAATCATTGGGTCATGTTCTGGAAGGACACCGTCTCTATGATACAAAAAAATAGCATCTAATAGCTGCCCTTTTTGTTCGAGAGTCAGATCACGAATAGCCTCGTATTGATCATGGTAGAGAACAAAACTGTTTTTCATTATGTGGCTCTCTTGGTTTTAGGATGTTCAAGGCTTGATATAGCTTTGCCTTGTTCTCATTATTAGGTTTAGAGACCCCACGCTCCCAGTTGATATAGGTGTTGATATGCACACCTAAGCGTTGTGCTAAGTCAATTTGGGATAAGCCTCGTTTTTTACGTTCTTGTTTTAAATTCATGTCTCCTCTTGTGTTTTGGGTTAGTGTTAGTGGTACATATATGGCATAAAAACACCCATGTCAAGCCCCTTTTACCAAAGCTCAAAAAGTGTGGGGTAAAAATACCCCACTGGGTTTTGTCAGGTTGAACTGTTAAGAAATCCTTACAAGTTCATCCCTTAATTATTTTCAGGAATCACGGCATAAGTCCCTTTCGCAGCTCTGAATATTCTGTGTTTTTCAATAAGAAATTTACACGCCTTACTGAGCGCTGAAGATGAGATATTACAATCACGCATTAGCTCTGAACAATGTGCCGGTTTTTTAGCGTTCGTTAAATATTTAATGAGTTCATGCAGCTTGTTTATATTGCCGTCATATCCTACCAGATTGCCATCCCGTTCCTTCAAAGCTTCTATATACTGTTGTTTATATTCTTTTACCCTTGCTATTAAAGTTCTTTGTTCGGTTTCCACAAGATAAGAGAATCCTCTGATTTTTATATCTTGTACATCCGGAGTTAAGATTATAATTATCGGCTTTGGAATCATCTCTAATAATTCTTCGTTAGTAAACTCGCTAACGGGTGTGAAAGCGGGCGGCTCGTTTTTCCCCACAAACCGATCCAGTGTTTGAAAGAAATAATCCCTTTCCTGTTGTGTGGAATGGACAATATCAAGTTCCATTATTGTACCGGTCGGATGGTGGCGAAATTCTATATTAATAGAGCCAGGCCTTAAGCCCCCAATTAAAACGCCCTTTTGATTGTCTAATGTGCTTAATACAAACATTCCATTTTTTTCGTAATGTGCTTTATTTTTTTCCATATACTCTTATCTCCTTTGTTTTTTGTCCCGCCTTCGAGCGGTGCGCTTTCGGAAATACCGTTTGAGCCACCGCCCGATATTAGACTTCGGTTTGTCTCTTTTGTAGCCTGCTTTTGCTTTCATGGCTTCCTTTATGTTTTAAATAAATCAAGCTGCTTATTATCATCTTGCGCTGCATAGTTCGTGATCAAAATTTCCGTAGCCCTTTTCTTTAATGCTTGGCGTTCTCCGATATGAATCACGTTTAATCCATACTCCTCTGCTTTCTGCAGGATGTACGGATGGTTAAATTCGCTCATTGCGAACCGCATACCAGAATTACATAATATCTGGAATAGGTCATCTACATCCTGTTTTGTCCATTTTGGGGTGTTATAGGTGTGCTTTGTTTCGTAGTATGGGGGATCGGCATACACAAGGCATTTGGGCACGTCTCTATCCTGCCTTCTGTTTATTTTTGCAATAACTTTTCTAAAATCACAGTTCATAAATTGGGTAGTTGTAACTGCATTGCGAGATAATATCTTGAACTGAGAGCATAGAAGTTGCAAAAGAGTGTTTTTGTGACGTTCTAATCCAAACCGCATTACTTGCCCCGTACCATATAAACTCCAATTACTAAGCACTAAAAACCGCACAGCCTTTTGCACAGGATCATCAGGAATACTCTCCCTGAAAGCTTTAAAGGCGCTTTCATGGTAAGGAAGTAATTCCAAGGCCTCATACAGTTCATCAAAGCGGGTCGTGAGCATCAAGTAGAAATTATAGACGTTGTCGTCTAAGTTATTTGCTATGATGTACTTTATTTTTCCCAAGAAGCGGTTCTCAAGGCTGCCAGTTCCATAAAAGAGACTGATAAGGCAGTCAAAGTCATCTGGAAAATACTCAATGATTTTATCTGCTATTGCATTTTTATTGCCCAGCCTTCTCAGGGCTGATATTTTATTGTATCGGCTCATTGCCTTTTTTCTCTTCGGATTGTTGATATTCATCCAGCAAAAATTGAATCGTTTTACTGACCGCATCGTGTTCCAGTGCTACTTTCAAGAACTTCAGTTTTTTGTATGTTGCGGGTTCTATTCTGATTTGCGGGCTGTTCATTGTCCGTTCCTTTGGTTTTGCCCTCTTTCGAGGGCGTGGTTTATTATTCAGCCGATAATATCGGGGCCATGCTATATCTGCCTTCCGGGAAAATTGTTTCTATGCCTTCATGGACTTTCACCGCTCTCCGTCTGATTGGTTCTTTGGGGCATTGCAAATCCCGAATCCAGACCGATTTGGCGGTGCGTCTTGTGATTCTATATGATAGCTTAGTATCAAAGTTAGTGGCCAAGAAAGTCGTGTAAATTTTGTTGATTTCAAATTGTTTTGTCATTGTATCTCTCCTAATTAATGTTTTGTGTCGTTTTTGTAGTTGTTGTCCAAGTTGTATGCAAAGTACCACAAGGCCGACAGAGATGTCAAGAGGTTTTTTCGGGAAAATAACTTTTTGCCTTGACAGATGCAGAGCATTGCTATATTGGGGGTTTATTATGGGAGCACCAATAGGAAATAAATATGCTTTAGGCAATCGGGGCGGACGGCCTACGAAGTATAATGAGACGGTTTTAGAAACCGCATGGGACTATATTAACGGCGGTTTTGAAGCACGTAGTGTTATCCCTACTGTTGAAGAATTTGCTTTGCTTGTAGGTGTTAGTAAGAAGACTCTTTACGAATGGGAAAAAGAAGAGGATAAGAAAGAGTTTTGTTACGCTATGGACACTTTACGAAATTTACAAGCGTCATTAACCATCAATAAAGGGCTTACAGGGGAATGGTTGAATAATATTATTATTGGTCGCTTACTGACTACGCATGGTTACAAAGAAAAGATTGAAACAGATAATAAGAATAAAAATGAGACTACGGTCGGAGCATCACAGGAGTTGTTAGACAGGGTGAATCAAATCCAAGAGCGGATAATGAATGCTAACAAGAGAACAGCAGAATGAAGAATACAATGATTTAATTGCTGATGCCAAAAGACAATCAATAGTAGCTTTAGCAGAGCTTTTAAGAGCACTTGGCAGACAAGATTTGTTTTTCCTGCTAACCAATTTGTTAAACCGCCCGGATGTTGACAACGACTGGCTTTATGAGCGATGCAGGGAAGTACAAGCCGAACCTGATGGGATGCTGGATTTATGGGCACGTGAGCATTATAAGTCGACAATCATTACGTTTGCATTAACCATTCAGGACATTCTGAATGATCCTGAGTTGACATTCGGAATATTCAGCGTCAAGCGTGAGTTGGCACAAGATTTCTTAAAGCAGATTAAAGAAGAATTTGAAAACAATACTCCTTTGCAAGAGTTATACCCTGATATTTTATATACAAAGCCCGATAAAGAGTCGCCATGCTGGGGCCTTGATAAGGGCATAAGAGTTAAGCGCCAGTCAAATAGCAGAGAAGAAACTATTGAGGCGTGGGGGTTGATCGGTGGTATGCCAACAGGCAAGCACTTTAAGGTTTTAGTTTATGACGATGTTGTAACTGAAAAGTCAGTTACTAACCATGACCAGCTCAGTAAAGCATATGATGCAGTGAGGCTGTCGTTTTCACTCGGTTCACAAAAAACCAATTATAGAAGGCGAATGATCGGTACACGGTATCATCTGAATGATGCTTGGGGCGCTTTGTTAAAGGCTAAAACGGCGAAAGAACGCATTTATCCAGCCACTGAAGACGGAACTCCGGACGGGCGAGCGGTATTTATGAGTCAACGTATTTTGGCCGACAAGAGACGTGATCAAGGTCCCTACATTTTCGCATGTCAGATGTTGCAGAATCCAAGAGCCGATGAAGCTCAAGGCTTTTTAAAAGAATGGATTAGGGCGTGGACGCCTAAGCACGAGTTCTACGACAAGATGAATATCTATCTTTTAGTTGACCCTGCCAGTGCAAGGAAAATCAAAAACACTGGCAATGACTATACTGTCATGTGGGTGATTGGTCTGGCGCCGGATAACAGATACTACCTGATTGACGGCTTACGTGATAGGCTGAACTTAACACAGCGGACTCAGAAGCTATTTGCCTTTGTCAGGCAATACAAGCCGATTATAGTGGGTTATGAAGAATACGGAATGCAAGCGGACATTGAACATATTGAATATGTTCAGGATGAACAGAACTTCCATTTTTCTATTGTGGCACTGGGTGGCAAGATGCCAAAGAACGACCGTATCCGTATGCTTATACCGATATTTGAAAACTTTCGTTTCTACACGCCCGGCGTGTTGACAATCAGAGATACTGCGGAGAGCTTTCGCAACATCATAAAAGAATGGGAGGACGAAGAGTTTCTCGCTTTCCCGGTATGCCAGCATGATGACATGCTGGATTGTATGGCCAGAGTTCTTGACCCGAAACTGCAAGCCACGTTTCCAGACCCTGACGAGTATGTGGAACTCAGGGGCGGCTATCCAAACGTGGATGGTGATTACAATGTAAGCAATGGAGTGGATTATGATCCCTTATCCTTCTAAAGAATTGATATGGACACATGCGAAAAACTTGACCGATGAACAAATCAAGGCGCTGTTTGATAGTGCAGAATATCACAAGCGCACTGAATGGCTATTTTATGATGACGGCATTTTAACGGCTGATGAATGGCTATCGTTTGTTAAAAATACGAAGATTCCATTGCACTGCTGGCTGGTACAATTAGAATTAACTGACAGAGGAGCGGTAGGCTTCTTCTGGCTCAATGGCTTTCAAGGAAAGGCGGCTCAGGTGCATTTCTGTACTTGGGACATGACCCACGATGAAGCTGTCTTGTGTGCCAAGCTTTCACTGAAATGGCTTAAGGATAATGATATTGTGCAGAGCTTATATGGCTTGACTCCTGCACCGTTCAAGCATGTAGTGGGATTTCTACAGGAGGCCGGTTTCCAAGTAATTGGAGAGCTGCCGGGAGCGTGTTTTATAGCTAAAGATAAACAGTATCACACCGGTATTATATCAACATTCAATTTCAAGGAGAACTAATATGGGTGGAAAAAGCACACCATCAATACCCCCAGCGCCAGCAGCGGCAAAAATGCCATTCACACCTGAAGAGGAACGGAAGGCAGGATCAAAGAGAGCCACGTCAACAGGGCAAAAGAGGCTACAAAATAAGCAGGGACTGCGTGGCACTATATTATCCAATCCACTGGGTGGTTGGCTTCAAACGTTAGGTTTCTAAAAATAATTATGTCTGCTGAAAAACTAAAAGAAATAAGAGCACTGGTCGAATACCTTGAAGGCGAACGCCAGACCAATGAGGATGAGGACGCTAAGAAGATTTCTGAATATCTTCTCCCCTATCGTGGGTTCTGGCCAGATGAAGGCGAAGATAAAAAGACTATTCTTCAACGTGGCAAAAAGAATATCAACCCGGCGGCTACCCTGTCATTAGAACGTGCAGCGGGTGGTATGACAGTTGGCATGACACCTGAAGGTTTGCCTTGGAAAAGCTTGAGAGTACAAGATGATAAAGTGATGGAATCTCTCGGAGTCAGGGAACATCTGGACTACCGAATGAAACGCATTGATATGGTCTTGCAAAAGGGAGGATTTTATCAGGCTATCTACCTGTGTAATTTAGAGCTATTCGGCTTTGGTGATCTGTTGTTATTCCAAGATAGCAATATGACCACGCTGTCTCACTTTGAATGCTGCACCTTCGGAACATTTTGCGTTGCTCTGGACTCTGAAGATAATTTAGATACTGTGGTCAGGCGGTTACGTTGGTCAGCTATGCAACTCAAAAAGAAATTCGGAGTTGACAAGTTAAGCGAGAAGACCAAATACCTATTAGACCACAACCCTTATGCACAAGTTGATATTGTGCATGTCGTCAGGCCACGTGCGAACTATGATGATCGCAAGATTGACAACTTGAATATGCCTTATGAGTCTTTTCTTTATGAAGACTTCCCGGACGGTCAAGATAAAGTCAAGGACGTGTTGTCAGAATCAGGCTATCACGAAATGCCATATTATCACGCTCCCTTTTCAAGAGTGGGTGCATCTGCTTATGGAATGGGGTCAGGACACCAGCTACTGCGAATGACCCTGCAAATGAATGAGACGGAGCGCTTGAAGCTGATTGCATTGGGTAAGCTTGTCAATCCTCCTACAATCAAGCCGTCTAAGTTTAAATATAAGTTACAGGTGCAACCCGGTGGTGAAACCGCAGTGTCTGAAGTGGAGTCTAAGGGCGTAAGGGCACTGTATGAAATTCCATATCAGGGCTACCAGTATGCTTCACAAGATATCCAAGTGATGATGGAACGCATAGCGGCTGTTGCCAAAGCTGATTTGTTTTATGACCTACCACAAGAAATGCGTCCCAAAGATATGACCGCAACGGAATACATGGAACGAAAAAGGGAACGATTGCAGCAAATAGCGCCGGTTGTTTCCATTTATGAACCTAACGTGCTGGATAAGATGTTCTTGCATACTCATAACATTCTTGACCGTGCCGGACTTTTCCCTGAACCACCACCAGCATTATTGGACGCTGGGGGTATGGAAATTGAATACATGTCAACGGTTGCGAAATCCTTGAGGCAGGTAGGAGCTGAGGCGGCGAGGGTAGTAGTGGCTGATGTAAAAGCTCTTGCAGAAATGCAGGTAACGGCACAAATGCCGCCTACGGTATTACATAAGCTCAATATACCACAAGTCGTTGACGAAATAGCAATAGGCGTGGGTGCTCCGGCAAGAATCATCAGGTCAGACGATGAATACGAAGAAATTATTGCAGAAGAAAAACAAAAAGAGGAGCAAGCTGCAAAAATGCAAGCTGAACAGATGCAGGCTGAACAGGCCGCAAGGCTTGGCAGCGTGGGCACTGACAAGACAATTGCAGGCGAACTTATGAGGAGTCAGGCATAATGGAAGATATTATTGAGATTGACCAGAAGCAAAGGCAAGAGGCGGAAGAAGCGTATATCAGCTACCTATCTGACTTGTTAGTTGTAGCGAAAACACCGGAAGGCGCTCGTGTGGTCTGTGAGATATTAGAACGGGCTGGCACTTTTGACACCGCATGGAGTCCTGACAACGCCCAGATGGTGATGTCAGTCGTTTTAAAGGATTTTGGGCAAGGGCTGCTTGATGACCTCGCTATAACAGCAGGGGACGTGCATGATGATATACAACGCATGATGCGCAGGCGGCGGAATATGGATTTAATCTTACAAACTAACAAAGGGGAATGATATGGCAGACGAGAACACTGACCAGACCGGTGCAGGGAATGAAACTACAGGCGATACCGGTGATAGCAATAATACGCAGGAAAGCCAAGAATGGTACGGCTCATTACCGGAAGCTTCACACGAAAAGCTCAAAGGCTTTGCTTCCATTGACGATGCCCTGGGCGCTATTGAACAGGGAACAAAACACACCCATGCAAAGTCCGCTGATGATTTTAAACTGGACGGTATCTTTGCAGATGCCCAATTAGATGACACTGCGAAAGCGACCCTAAAAGAGACATTGAGCGGATTCACATCTCATTGCATGGAAAGCGACATCACTCCGAAACAGGCTGAAGGCTTGATCAAGTATCAGCAGGAACTGGTCGCAAAACAGAACGAGGCGGCTATCGAAGCCGGTACGACAGCGCTTAAAGCTCAATGGGGAAAGGACTACGACAAAAACAAAGATCAAAGCCTGCTGGCTGTTCAGGCACTGGACAAAAAGATGGATGGTAGGCTTGCAACGGCATTGAACGGCAATCCGATTGTCAATGATCCAATGTTTATTGAGCTAATGCACACCATCGGAACGATGATAGGCGAGGACTCGCTTGGAATAGGTTCGCCCGGCGGAGCGGGTGATGACAAGCCCATGAGCTACGAAGAGGGCTTTAAAGGAATGTTTAAGAAGAATTAAGGAGTTATATTGTGGCCACATATGATTTAAAAGAGATAGCGAATAAATATGCAAAAAAACAAACTCAGATGGTTGATGATCTGACTGAAGAAGCGCCTATTGTGGAAAGAGTCAAATGGGAATCAGCCAGTCATAATTTATGGAATATGGCTGAAAAAGTGGTAGATGTTGACGGCCCGGGGTTCGTTAATGCAAACGCCCCCCTGTCTGCTATGAACATCAGCTCAGAGCTTCTCAAAACCGACCTCCAAGTACTTGGAGGGTATATGGAAGTCCCAGAGGATACCGCAGATCAGTTTGGAGATCCAGCCGCTTATTTTGGTCGGAAAATGCCGTTGCTTCTGAACAATGCAGGGGTTCAAACCGAGAGAAAGTTGTACTACGATAACTGGATGGCCAAAGCTATAAAAGATGACAATGTGCTTAATGCAGGCGCTGCGACTGGCAAGGTTTATTCTATTATGGTGGTCAGGTTTAAGGCCGGTGTCAACATGGGATTGTTTGATCCCACAGGCTTTAAACAGGGAGCGTTATTGACACGTGAGTCTATTAATAACGGGGCATTGTACCATCTCAGAAGCTTGCCGGGTGTTTTGGGTTATGGTGTAAGACTGAAAGGGCGTTTTGGATGGCAGAATCTGTCAAATAAAACAGTTGCGTTGATTTCTAATATACAAGAGAGTTCATTGCCTACAAAAATGCAACTTGATGATGCTATTGCAAAGGTACGTGGTTCAGAAAAGAACACGATGATTTTCTGCCATCCGAGGGCAAAAACCATGGCGCTCGCACCTTTTAAAGAATCCGCTTTACAGATGGGTCTTCAGGATAAGGATTACAATCGGATTATTGATTACTGGAATGGAGTCCCGGTTATAACCAGCTACAATATAGATGACGGTACAGAATCCGTTATAAGCTAAGAAAGGATAAGCTAATGTTTAATCATAAATTGATTTTTGAAAATCAGATGTTTAAAGCCGGTATGACAATTCCGGCTAATGCCAAGACAGACGCTCCTACCGCAGTCCGTGTTGGTGGTATACCAAATCGTCTGGCTGTTACTGTTGTTACAAAGACTGAGACAAAAATTACTGCCGCTAAAAAAATCACTATCACGTTAACAGAATGCGATACAGAAGCTGGTTCATTTGCAGCGCCAACAGCCAACCCGTCTATGGTCGTAACTATGAGTGCTACTACTCCTCCCGCTCAAACTATTTATGCAATTGGGGATAGAATTGCCTCATTGGTACTGCCTGAGAATATCGGCAAGTGGGTCAAGGCCAGTATTACTACCGATGATACTGGTGCTACCGGAACAATAGACGTGTTCCTTGAATACTTGGGGGTATAAATATGGACAAACAATATAAGTGTATAAAGCCAACCATATGGAGGGGGGTAATGGTTTCCCCAGACCCTAAGAAGCCGGTTGTCGTTTCCGTTTCGGTGTCAAAGACTGGGAAAACCATTCTTGATGACAACGACCGTTGGGAAGAGTTTATTCCCCAAAACCCGGATGTCCCAAAGTCAGAGGGGTAGCCTATTATGTCAATAGAATTAGAACTGGAGACAGTTTACAAAATAGCGGATAATGAACAGCCGTATAGTGTGAAATACTTCCTGCTGCCTACAGTTCAGATTATAGGCGGTGCGGTGAATGTGTGGGTGAGTAATGTAAAAGACAAGCCCGCAGCGCTCACAACGGTTGCCAAGATGTCTAAAATAGAATCTGATTTAGACGAGCCCTTTTCACTGTCAGCCCGTTATCGTTGGATAGGGTTTGAATTGGAGTCAGGCGCTCCGGAATTATTCAACAACGGCGTAGTCTCTAACGCATAAGGAAGAAAGAGCATGTCAACAGTTACCAAATATGGCGTTGTCTTATCGAACCGGAACGATTTACCCGCACCTTCTAATGATGCAGACTATCAACCGGGGCACTGGCGGTGGAAAGCAATAACTGACCCTTTTGTTGTTAAAGAAGGAAGCGGTTATCGAATGCTATTGTCTGGCATGGGAAGTCCGCCGAACCTTTATCCGGGCACCATCCCTATATGGTCTTTAGGTGAAGCCCGTGCTTCTTCTTTGACTGGCCATTGGCAAATCACTAATAGTGATAATCCTGTTTTGGAGCCATACGGTTTTATTTCTGGCTGGCTCGGAGGGTATATACGCTCCAGTATGTATTTTTGGGATCCGGTAGAAAATTTTGCCAGGGTGGTGTTCCAGACTACTACGGGAGACGCTGCCAATGGTGATAAGATCGGCTGGACTGATAATGCGTACTCCCAAACGAGTGCAGATTATGAATTGTTAACCGCTCCTAATGGCACAATGGGTGATCCGTTTGTCGTGCATGACGGAACGAATTATCATTTATTCTATGCCTTGAAGGTCGTTGACACATGGTACGTCTATAAAAGGCAATCAGCCACATGGTCAGGGCTGGCCACCGCAACACCCACATCGTTGTCTCTTGAAGGTGGCAGTATGGGGCTGTTTCAATATTTCGGTGTCTGGTACATGGTTTATGGTAAATGGGATTCCGGTGATTCTAAGAATAAGATATATATGGCCATCAGTGCCGACTTCACCACGTGGTCGCCCATGTTTGGCGGAGCGGCGGTATTTGAGCCAACAGAAACATATCACCTATATGGAGCGCAAGACCCATCCCTCTATATCGAAAACGGCATAGCTTATATCTATTATAGCGGCATAGACGATCCAAATGAGGATACATCAATATGCCTTGTTGCTGTTGAATTAGGTACTATTGATGATCAACAACCGGATGATGAAGTTTTATTACAGATTTCCAATAAAGCACTGCGAAAGATAGGCGTTAAAGAAATCAGCGGGCTTGATGAAAACAGCGAGCCTGCCAAGAGATGCCAATCTGCGGTAGTAGAGATCGTTAAGGAAGTCCTGGGCCTGCACCCCTGGGGATCAGCAATGACCTGGGGGGCATTGAGCCACAGTGCCAACATCACCGCCCCGTTCGGATACCAGTATTCATATGATTTGCCTCGCAATGTCATATCCGTAGTGGATGTCAGACCTATTAAATCCCTGACACATCGGGGCAGTAAATTTGAGCTGGCCAACACGAAAAAACTTTATACCGATGTAAGCCCGTGTTATGCGAGGTATGTGGCCTATGATCTTGCCTATCTCAATGGAGCGCCACCTTTGTTTCTTGATACATGCGCTTACAGGCTGGCTATTGAGATTTCAAAAGCGCTCTCAACAAGGCTACCTCCAAAAATATGGGAAGAATATTATCGGACTCTTGAAGATGCAAAATTAGCTGATACAGTCGAAAATAACATCACGGAACCGGATACCAATCGGAGTTCATCTATTTTGGCAGCACGGGATTATCCCGCTGCTGTGGAAAATCAAGAATGGTGGTTAGCATAATGCAGACCGCTTTTTTACATAGAAGCTTTAACGGCGGGGAGATTTCCCCGTTAATGTTAAGCAGAATAGACCATCCCCGGTATCATACCGGATGTAAAGTTTTAAAGAATATGGTGTGCCTGCCACAAGGCCCCACGACAAGACGCCCAGGGTGGCGTTTCCTTGATGAGGCCGTTGATCAGAATATAAATCAGCCTGAGCGCCTTGTCCCTTTTATCTTTTCTGAAACGGAATCCCGTGTGATAGAGTTCAGTAACTGGAAAATGCACGTTTGGAGTGATGATGAACGTGTGCAGAAAGATGGTGCTGATTATACCCGTGAATTTCCTGTTTCCCATGCACATCTACCGGATATGAATTTTGCACAGTCGGCCGATGTTATTTATACAGCGCATAGGAACTATCAACCGCACAAGCTCCTGCGCTTTGCTGATAACAACTGGGGATTTGAAGATCTGGGCTTTTTACCCAAAGGGGATCCTCCCCAAAGCTTAATACTCACTGCTACCGTTGGAACATCCAGCACTGGCAAAACCACATATAAATATGTGGTAACTCAGGTCAATGACGGCGTGGAAAGCCTCCCGTGTTCTATGGCGTCTGTTCAAACAGACATCTTAGGCCAGACTCAAGGAAACTATATCACATTAAACTGGACTAAAGGCGGAGCCGGCACACCGGATGCTTATTATATTTATAAAGATAAGTACGGGGAATGGGGATATGTCGGCAAGAGCGAAACAACAAGCTTTGTAGATGACAATATAGCAGCCGACACCACCGACACTCCTCCCAGTAATTATAATCCGTTTAATGAAGCAGGGAAATATCCTGCATTGGTTTTCTTTTGGAGTCAGCGTTTGGGCTGGTCGTCTTCTTTGAACTATCCGTTTACCGTGTGGCTATCCGCAGCGGGGGCATTAGAGAGCTTAGGCTTATCAACTTCTGCGGTATCTGATGAAGCCGTTGAAGTTACACTGGCCACTACACGGGCAAATGAAATTGTTTGGGCTACCGGGGAGCAAGATATTCTATTAGCTACAACCAATGGAGTATGGACTTTAAAAGGCATAGATGAAGGTGATCGGATGCCTAATTTTCAAAAACAGGGTGGCGCTGGGGGTGCTGCTGTTCAACCGGTTATAATCGGTGGTTCGCTTTTATATATCCTACAAGGCAGCATGGGAATTGGGGAATTAGCATATTCCTATCAATCCGAAAAACATGAGATGATAGAGCTTTCAATCCTTTCCCAGCATATTTTCAATGGCAGAAAAGTAGCGGGCTGGTGTGTGCAATCGAATCCATACGGCGTGGTCTGGCTTTATTTTACAGACGGCACTTATGCTGCAATGACCTATCTTAAAGTCCATGAAGTAATTGGATTTCATCAGCATGAGACTGACGGGTTTATTGAAAGTATGTGTTGCATTCCGGGGGATGACTACGATAGGGTTTATGCTTCTATTATTCGGAACATAAACGGTACTGAAAAACGTTTTATAGAGCGCATGGAAAACTATTTCATTGAATCTGAAGATGCATCCGATGCGTTCTTTGTGGATAGCGGGGTTACATATGATGGTGCTCCAACGTCTGTTTTAACAGAGATTGCACCACATTTGGCAGGTAAAACAGTCAAGATATGGGCAGACGGCAAAGAACAACAGGAAAAGGTCGTAGCGAGTGATGGTTCAATTGGCTTGAATACAGCGGCCAGTAAAGTCCATGTCGGATTAGGGTTCGTGTCTGATGTAGTTCCGACAAGGCCGGAAGTGGAGGCCACTCAAAATGGCACGACCTTGTCTAAGGTTTATAAGGTGTCCAGTGCTAATCTTTCTTTTTACAAATCTGCCAACGTGCAGGTCGGGGCGGACGCTCCTTCTCTGGAATCCATACTGCAAGATGACTTAAATGTCTCCAATGACACTCAAAGAGAAAGGGTACATGTCGACACAGGCTGGACTGATGAATGGAATTTCTTAGTCCGTGCTTCAGGTGCAGCACCCATGACACTTTCTTCTATAGTCTATAATACTGAAATAGGGGAGGCGCTCTAAAGTGGATCCATTTACTATTTTCGCAATTTTTTCCGCCCTTGCAACCACAGTTTCCACGTTCTCCCAAATGGAAGGACAACGCAGGCAAGCCGAATATCAAGCTGCTGTGGGGCGTCAGAATGCTATAGCGAAAAGACAGCAGGCCGATCTTGTCGCAAAAAAGACTGTTATAGAGCAACGAGCCAAAGATATAGAAAAGCGGAATCTTACGCAGGAATATAAACATGCCACTGGGCTTAATCGTAGTATGTTGCTATCCGGCAATGTTGATATTACAAGCGGATCTCCTCTTAGTTTTTTGGAAGGCAATTATAACCGGTTCGCTGATGATTTAGGGGAACTGGAATACCAAAAAGAATTGATTGGTTGGCAGGGTCAAAGAGAATCCCAGATATTAAACTGGGAAGGGGATGTGGCCGATAACAACGCCTCATATTTACAGAAAACCGCTGGCAGCATAGGAACTTCCTTGTTGACAGCCGGATTAATGGGCGGAGCGAGCGGGCTTGGAGCATATATGATGCCCGGCCCCAAAGTAGATACATTTGATCCATTTAATTTGATAAAGTTTTAGGAACATCATGCCCATCCCTATTCAAACATATAAACACCGGGTAGCCCCCGCATCTGTGCAAATAGGCAATGCTCCGCAGCAAACCACTCCGCTTAATGTGGCTAATAGCGCCGGTTCAACAATGACACAAGGGCTGTTGAAGGCCGGTGACTCGCTGGCGGAATCCTATCTTAAGAAACAGCAGAAACTTCAAGAAGACCAGCAAGCGGCTGATATTCTTGATGAAACCACCAAATACTATGATAGCACCCGCCGGTATGAACAGGATTATCAGAATCAGTTTAAAAGGAACGATGCACGTGAGGCGCTGCAAGAATGGGACGCTTTCCATGCGAAAGAAATGCAGCAAAGGGAAACGAGATTTAAGGATAATCCCCGACTAAATTTTTTATGGAAGCGCTCTGCTGGTCAGATAAGACAGAGTAGCTTAAACCGTGCCAGTGAGTATGCGTTGAGTGAGGACGCAAAATATAGACAGGATGTCGCTGAATCCCGTGTTACCACCTATATCCAAAAAGTAGGTGAAAATGCCATGAATGATAGGGTAGTGGAGCATCTCAGGAAACAACTCAATAGTGAGCTGGCAGCTTTAAATATTGGGGACTTGACTCCAATCATGGCACAGGCTGACTTAGACACGGCTACCACACGAATCCGCACCGCTCTTGCCAATGATGACCCGGACACTGCAAGAAAGCTTATGAACGCTTATAAAGGTGTTTTGGGTAAATCCTTTGATGAAGTTTCCAAAGGCGTCCGGGATGCTGAAGTGTCCCATAGGGCGTTTGAGATTTCTGAACGAATTCGGCTTACAATGCCGGAGTCATCTTGGGATGATAAAAGGCAGAAATTAAGTGATCTTGCGAAGGGCGATGCCGATATAGAAAAGGCAGCCCGCTATCAGGTAAGAGCGGATCATTCTGATGAAAAGCGTATCAAAAAAGAACAGCAGAATATGATTATTGATACCTTTCAGGCACGGATTCAGCAAGCCAACACAGCAGCTAAACGCCAAGAGATAGCTGTTGAAATAGCCTCCACACCGATGGAGACAGCGACACGCACAAAGCTTCTGAGACAAGCTAACACCGGTGTCAAAGCGCCGATGGTATCAGACGAAAATAAACTCTGGGAAGTGTCCGATCTTATAGTGTCCGGTCTAATCACAGCACAGGAATTAGAGCGCTATTATTTTCAGTATTTATCTGCTGATGATATGAAACTTCAAAAGAAAATGATTACTCAAAAGGGCGGGGCACGTGTAAATCGTTTCTTGTTGCAGATGGCACAGCAAGCCGATACGCTGTTTCCGAAAGACACATCAGGAGGCAAAACCCAGAAGAAAAAAGCCAAATTACTCATGGGCGAAATGAAGCAATATGTTGATGAATACGAAGCCGACAAGGGTAGGATGCCTTCCGATAAAGAGTTGTCAGAGCATAGATCATGGTTGCTTGAAAAGGTTATTTATAATGAAAGCTGGTACGGGGACAAAGAAGCAGAGCGCATGATGATTGAAGGCATGGAAGCAGATAAACTTGATATTCCTGATGATATGAGAAAATGGCTCATAAAACAATTAAAAGACAATGGCTTGCCAGTGAATGATGAGGAGATACTCATGGCCTACAAGGCAAAAATGCGTGAGAAGGAATAAGAATGTCATCTTTTGATCAATATTTAGAGCAACGGAAAAAAGAGCTCCAGCCCTCGCTGACTCAGGACACCTATAATATTGTTAATGATACGTCCACGCCTGAACAGGAAGCCGAAATCAGCGGTATCCAAAAGGAAACCGGACTACCGGATACGATTATCCGGGAAAATGTCCCGGCTGCAAAAAACCGAGCTGATTATAACAGAACCCGTAGGGAATTGAACGGTGCTCCTAATACTTCCAATTTTGTCAAAACCGGACGGCATTTTGCAGCGGTACGTGATGATATACCGGCGCTTGCGAATGTTGAAAAGACTGTGCTCGGAGAGCTATTTGAGGATGCCCCGGCTGCGTGGAGACGTGGGGAGGATATAGTTGAGCGTGGGCGGTTGTATAGTGAATTAGG